GTTTTGTAGGTTACTGGTAATAGTTTGAATTTCATGTTCAAGATCTCTGATTTGTCTTTGGTTGAGACTAATCCGAGTATTGTTTTGAGAAATGCCATGTGTTAGCTTTGTAATCTCCTGAGATAGTGCAATAAACTGACGCTCTCTTTCTTGTTCAGACTTAATTGTTTTCTCAAGTTCTGCATAACCATTTTTAAGTTCCTTTGCCTTATTTTGAGCATCACTAATTCTATTTACACGAAACTCTTCTTCAATCTCCTGTGTGCAGGTGGGGCATACCGTATTTTCAGTAAAAAACTTATGTTCTTTGGTAATTGTGCTTACCTTTTGAGAGAGTTTTCCTTTAAGATTGTTAAGCTTTACTAACTTATCACCAGCACCTTGAAGTTCATCAAGATCAACTTGAAGTGTTTGAATATTGCCTTCAAGACCTTCATTTAATTTCATATAATCACCAACCTCACTATCCAAGTTGGTAATTTTTTCTTTGTTGGCATTTATGTTGGCATTACCACGATTCTCAAGTTCTTCGATAAAATTTTGCTGCATTTTCATCTTATCTTTGAGAGTATCTTTCTTCAACTCCAAAGATTTGACTTGATCTCTACGAACACGAATTTGATCTTTGATAAGACCATTCATTGCAGAGAAGATACGAATATCAAGAAGATCTTCAATTACTTCACGACGATTCGATGTCGTTAGTTGCATAAAGGGAACAAAGGTGCTACTACCCAAAATGACAATTTGAGTAAAAGACTTGTAGTTTACCTTGAGAATATTTTCTTCCAGAATACGCTGATTGGAACGATCATCTGCCTCTTTATGAAGAGGTTGTCCATTTACTTCAATATCAAAGACATTTGGTTTGATTCCACGACGAACCAAATAATCTCTACTATTAACAGAAAACTCAATCTCAACCACACACTCTCTTTCGTTAGTAGTATTCACTAACTGTGGTTTATTAATCTTACGGAAAGGTTTATTAAAAAGAACAAAGGTAAGTGCATCCAGCATGGTGGATTTACCAGCACCGTTTGTTCCAATGATTAGATTCGTATGATGTTGTTGAAAGTCAATTTCAGTAAAGTGATTTCCAGTTGATAGGAAATTTTTATATCTAATTTTCTTGAAAACTATCATTCTTAGGAGGAATTACGATGTCGTTTGGGGTTATCACTGCATATTTGTAATTATAGTGCTTACACGTCTTTATGGCAAGCTCATCATCTACCTCCACTATGTTCATTGATGTGTCTTCTTGATCTTCCAGCATCATTGCATATCTCTCCGCATCATCCTCTTCTTCAAAAAGAAAAAGCACCTTATGCCCCATGTGATCTTGAACGGCATAAGCACCTTCTTCTTTTTTATCTTTAAGAGTTAAGAGATACATTTACTCTACTTCGCAGGCTTGACGGTACAGATCTTGAAAGATACCTTTGATAATATTTTTATCAAATTCAAACTCAGACTCGTCAATGTATCGATTTAAAATTGAAATTGTATTTTCTTCTTCATCAATTTCAAATTCCTCAGATTCATGAATATCAAAATTTTCTACAATCTTGAGTTCTTGAACTCCAACCGAATGAAGTTTATCAACAAACTTCTCAAAATCTTTTGGATTAGTCTTTTTACGGACAATAACCTTCACAATTTTACTTTCATATTCCGAAGCATTGAAAAGTTTATAATTGGTATCTTCGTAATAGATGTTATGAAATAATTTATAAGGGTTATTAATTGGAGTCAGAGTAAGGTTTTCCGTATCAAATATATGAAATCCTCTAGTATCATTGACATCCGTCCAGTACATTTCATAGGGGTTTCCAAGGTAAAATACCCGTCCATCATCCGATCGAGTGTGATAGTGACCGGAGAAGACATATTCGAACTTCTCAAATAGTTCGCTTGACAAACCATGCTCCATGATGATTTGTCGATTAACTCTAAATCCTTGGAGCTCAAGGTGCCCCATCGCGACCTTGCTAGTTGTCTTTTTAATGAGTTGATAAGATGCTTCTTCATTTCCTTGATTAATCCACGGCAAAAATAGAATATCTAATCCACCAACTTTGACTTCTGTAGGTTGACTATAAGTCTTGATATTTGAATAAGTTTGAAGAAGAAGTTCTGGTGAATTTACTTCGTTTGTATTCTTGTAATATGTATCATGATTACCAATAATCATATGCACATCATAATCTTTGAGATTATCAAAGACGACTCTCTTAGACCACTCAAGGCTTTGATAATCAATTGACTTACGACTATCAAACGCATCACCCATATGAATGACTGCCTCAACACCGTGCTCTTTTAGGGCAGGGAAAAAGACATTCTGATAAAAGAGTTCAAAGTAGTCATGAAGATACTTAGAACCCTTTCTAGCACCATAGTGAGTATCTGTGATGATTGCTACTTTCATTCTGCGTGATGTGCTTTCAGGTTCGGATTTGCTTTAGAGGGTTCAAAAGGACTTCTACCAAGATTCTTAATCACAATAAAAGCATCTTTATTATATTTGCGAGTGCCAATAGGTGATTGCCATTTTTTATTGTACTCTTCACCCACATCAATACCAGAGACTTGGGTTCCTCCAATGTCAACGGCAATCTCATCTCCAGGTTCCCAACCAAGTTGTTCGAGTACAATTGCAAGTTTACCAAGCATTGGTCCAGGATATCTCACAGACTGATTCATAACATGCTCCTCGGGTTCAAGATTTCCGATCATCGATTTCGATATTGAATGTTGTCTTTGATGGTATTATAGTCTGAACTGTGCCCAGAAAGCAAGCTGTCATCAACCATCATAACCTCATCAAAACCAGTCTTCTCAATGATTTTAGTTTTAATATCTAATTGCTTCTTTTCCTTCTGAATACGTCTCAGGAAGGCGTAATGAATAATCTGAGTAAAGTAAGCAAATGGGTTCTTAGACTTCTCTGGGTCGAAGTTGTGAATGTATTGAACACAGTTTTCAATACCATCAGAGATCATATCTTCTCTGAACATATAATTCACAAAATTTGGTTTATATGAAAGATGCGTTGCAATTTTAAGAAAACATTCGCCAAGATAATTTGGAATTGGAGGTTTGCCTTCCCACTGCTTTGCCCTTTCTTGTTTTGGTAACTCCGTGAGATCTTTATTGAAAGTCTTTTTGTATGATTTTTCTACCCTTATACGATAGTTAATCATTGCCTCCAACAATTCCTTGTTATTTACATAATGTTCTGTCTTCTTTTTTGGCATAACATCGGACTCTTTTAATATAAGTTGTTTTTATTATAACACATTCGTAAAGGCTTGACAACATGATGAATCATGAGTAGAATGCCTTTGTTAGGTTTGAAGATGAGATTTAGCTTTCTTTAGAGTCTTCTATTTCTAACTTAAAAATATCTTCAAGTTTCTTACGAGCATCTTCTACCGTAGAAACATATCCCATTTTTTGGGATGGAGTTACTTTACCTGATTCTTTATTATCAATACTTGGATTATACAATTCAATACTATCTTCATCTTCTATGTAATTTGTGTAGATATCAATTAATCTTTCATCTGTTGTTTCTGTCATTGTCATAATTTTATCAGGTTTTATAATAAAGATATTATCAGAAGACAATTCTATCCATGACTTTACTTTAATATGAATTCCTTTAGAACTATGAATCATTTTCATGGTTATTGGATTTTGAAGCATGATTACAGGATCTCCATCATTCTCATCAATAGAAATGAGAGCCAATATTTCTTCTCCAGATGTTAGTTTTATTACTGCGTAAAATTCATCTCCCATTAGTTCTTTAGCGGTATGTTTACAATATCGTAATTAAAATTCTCCTCGTTATAAACTTTGATTCTTTCGATTAAATGATTAAGTGTATAGTTTCTCCTGGATTTATAGGAAATGTCGTCAGCAATGTCATAGAGAGTTGCCTTTGTCTTGTTATTGCCTTTCCTGAGCACCCTTCCAATAGACTGGAGATTCCGAATTCTAGATTTGGATGGAGAAGCAAAAATAACATTATGGAGATTTTTAATGTTAATTCCTGTACTGAACGTTCCGTATGAAGCGACAATAATCGCGTTATCTTCTTTTTCAGTAATCTCCCTTACTAACTCTCTATTTTCAGTATCCACTCCACCATGGACAAAAAATACGTGTCTATCATCCACTCTACCGTTATTTATCATTTCGTATAATGGTTGTCCATGTCCTTCAACTCTGGCAAATAATATGAGCGTATTACCTTTAAGATCAAGGGCAAGGTTACGTATAAACTTGTTTCTTCTTTCATGACCGATAATGTACTGGACTTCTTCTTCAAAGTTTTCAAATTTATGTGCAGGGTGTTTCAATAGAAGCACATTAATATCCAACTTGGCAACATGACCTTTTGCCATGAGTTCTTCAGTACGAATAATTTTATACGATGGCCCAAAGAGACCCTCTAGAACCCACTTGTGAGTTTGGGTTCCATCAAGAGTTCCTGTAAATCCAAAACGATACTTGCAGTCTGCAAGTTTTGACATTATAGATATTAAAGACTTAGACTTAAACTGGTGTGCTTCATCTCCAACGACCACATTAAATCTTGAGAAGTATTTGCGAGGAAGTTTGTAGATGGATTGCCAGGTGGTGATTATCACCTGCGAGTCAGTCTCTCTTTCTTTTCCCGCATAGATCTTGTGGCAATATGAACCTACATCCCAACCATAGTCTGCAAAGTCTTTATACATCTGTTCTACTAGGGAAGTCGTCGGAACGACTATCAGAATACTTTGTTGCCTCTCAACGTAATATCTCACAAGAGAATATATCATCAGAGACTTTCCAGAAGCAGTTGGGGATATCAACAACCTTCTATTATGTCGTAGGGCGTCGTATACTCCCTCTACTTGGTAATCACGAGGAGCATATTTAGAAATGGCGGTCATATAATCTTTTACACCTTCTTTTGAGATCATTTCGTTGACCTCAAAAGGAAGACCATAGAATTTATTATTTACAAATTCATATGTATATTCATGGTTGTCACAAAACTGTGTAACCTTATCCAATAACCCAACATATATCTCTCCAGTCTGGGTATTGAATAAACGAATTTTTCCATCCCAATACTTGTTACGGTATTGAGGCATAAATTTTGCACCCGGTACATCAAAGGTAAATTGGTCTGCTAACTCGTAGTAGACGTGTGGTTCTGCTTTTACCTGAAGATATACCTCGTTCTTCTTAGAAATAATCAAATGAGACATACATATAGGTCAAACCTATAGGTATTTAGTTCATGTGTTCAAATTGATACTCCAAAAGAAGTTTATAAAAATTATCTCTCATCGCAATTAAATTTTGCTGCTCATCAGGATGTCCTCCAGACCATTTCTCAACTGCTTGACGTAACCCCTCATATATCAACTTTATTCCTCTATAATTTAATTCTATTGAGTAATAAATGTCTTCGTCCATTAGTTGAAGCCTGCTTGGAAACGATGCCACTCTATGGCATTCTTGATTTGGTAAGTTCTATTGGAAACATTCTTGATGATTTCTTCAAGAAATTTCAACATGGTATCATAGTATTTAATTTTCATACCAATAGTATTTAATTTCTCATCCGCCTCTATATACCGCTGTAATGCGTCTTTCTCTCTGACTTTATATGGGAATGGTTCTTCAGCGTAAACCTCCTGTGACGCCTTTCCAGAGTAATAATTATATCGTTCCAGTCTAACTTTATTGTGCGATTCTTTTGCCTTTTCTCTCAAGAGAGTGATTGTATTGTAAAGTGTATAATACTTCGAATGAAGTTGGGGAATTTTTAGTGATTCGTCATGTAAGTTATCAGGATCAATTTGAGAATCTTTTTCCCACATCTCCTGAATTTTTTCAATGCTCATCATAATGGTGTTCTACCGTCGGCTGCTAACATATCATACAGAGTATACTTGAAAGTAACGTCTGCTGTAAAGTATTGGACATCACTATCTGTTGCTTCAAATTCAAGTGATGTTAAGTATGTTGGAAACAAATCTCTAAATTTGACAATGGCAACATCTCTATAGTTGCTGTTAAGGATGTGCAAACTGCCGTCACTAAACTGTTTTTGTAGATCATCACTTCCACTTTCATTTTTGGTCAAATCATCAAACTGTTTTGTAGAATCTGGATATCCCAAACCCAACATCCAGTTATGTATGGCCATGTAATTAGTTAAATTTTCATCAACTAAAAATCTTAAAGAAAAATCTCCATAACTTAATTTATCACCAGGAACATCAACATCCTTAAGATATGCTGGTTGAGTTGCTGTTCCTAAACTGATTTCCGGTATTCTTGCTGAGTTGCAGAAAAAAGCAACCTTCGGTTCCTTTGCCAAAGTGAATTTAAATCCAACAGGTGATAGAAAATTCCTATTCCCTATCTGTTTGTCAAAAGCGGTTGCCATTTGTTTTTATTTGTATTTAGATAAAAAAAGAGACCCCGAAGGGTCTCTGTAAGAAATATGTGAACGGATGATCACATGAGGTTTGCGACTGCAACTCTTCTGTAGTAGCGGTTGTTGTTCGAGAGAATCTTACCACTATCAGCACCGCCGAGAGCAGATGCGAATGGATTGGCGACCATGCCGTAGCGAGTCTTAAATCCGATTTTTGGTTGGAAGGTGTTCTCACCGACGGCACGAACCATCTGGAGAGGAACATATGGGCAGTAGAAGAGACCTGCGTCATAAGGTGAAGAACCCTTATAACCGACAACGTAATACTGACCGTTAGAAGCACTACCACCAACTGGGTTTTGACCACCAGAATATGGGTCAATGTAAACGCGATACTTACCAGCAAGAACACCAGCGAAGGTGTTACCGGTGTCGTCAACGTTCAGGTTAGCGTTGAGTGCAGGGGTGTAATCGAGAACACCTGCCATGGTGAGTGCGGAAGCAACATCTGCAGAGCAGAGAATCATGTTACCCTTACCACGACGAGTTCTGGTAGCGATTGCGTTAGCATCACGCTCGATCTGGAAGATCAAACCCTTGAACTTCTCAACAGACCAACGACCATTGGAGTCAACGTCAAGGTCGAAAGTACCAGCAGAAGCAACGTTTGCGGTTGCACCTTGCTCAGCAGACTTGTAGATGGTTCTGATGACTTCGCGGTTGATCTCAGCAAGAATCTCAGTAGAGAGAATATTTGCGAGTTCCGCTTCGGCATTCAGACCATGAATTGCTTTCAAGTCTTGTGCAAGCTCGAGTGAATACTCAGCTTTCAGAGCGCGTGACTTTGCAGTAACGGTGACTTTCTCAATCGAGAATGCCATTTCGTTGAAAGTCTGATTTGATCCGAGTTCTTCAGAGAACTCAGTATCCATACCCTGACCAACGTTGTATGCAGTCTTATCTGCAGTTGCTGTTGGGTTCAGAGCACCAGGATTAGATCCACTTTGTGATCCAGTACCGAAACCAGCGGCAGTACCGTCAGAACCGGTAACATAAGCTCCGGAAGTGCTGATACCACTGTTGGAGAATCCAGTGTCTGGTTCTTGAACAAATGCTTCAGAACCATCCATGGTGCTGTAGCGTGAACGCATTGCGAAGATAAGTCCGGTAGGACCATTCATTGGTTGAACGCCTGCGAGGTCATATGCGACCAGGTTAGGCATTGAGCGTCTGATCAAGGAGATCAGAACGGGATCGAAGTTTGAGACTCCGGCGCTTGAAACGGAGTTAGTAGGTGCTTCGCCAAGGAATTCCTTTTCCTCACGGAGCATTTTTTCTTGGTTCTCCAGGAGAACTGCGGTAACCATTCTCTTATGTGCATCACCGATGCCATCGAGACCCTCATGGTTGAGGATAGGTGCCCACTTCTCCTGCAGATGTTCTACATTGAACTGCTGCATTTGAATTTTACCTCTTAAAAGTTTTAGTTTGACTTATAATTTAAAAATCACTTTTTAGAAACTCTGGTCAGAGTATCGAGATATGATTCCATCAAACCAGATACTTCTGGTTGGGTGGCATCTTCAGTGCTCTCGGAAATATTCTCTGAATTGTCTCTTTGAGCTCCGGCATTCTCTGGGAAGTAAGACTTACGCAGAGTTACCAGTTTCTCACGATATGTATCTTCACTATCAAACTCAACATTTTCGGCAAGAGAAGCGAGTTTATCCTTCTGTGAAAGTGCAAGACCTTCGCAGACCTCGGAGAAGATTACATCAGCAACCGACTCAGCTAATCTTTGATTTAAAGCAATATTAGACTTAATTTGCTCGTTGAGTTTATCTTCCATCTCATCAAGTTTTTCTACCATGCTATTAAGTACATCATACTTCTCTTCAGGGATAGTTACATAATGTTCTTCAAAAAGACTCTTCATTCCAGTGAGGAATGATTCTGTCATTTCAGTCTTGAGACCTTGCTCGACAGCGAGTTGATTTTCTTTAATCCACTCTTCGGCAACATACTCAAGATATGCATCAACTCTAGTGGTCAGTTCTTCCTTAATTGTAAGAACTTCTTCCTCAAGAGTTGTTTCGTATTGTGCCTTCAGTTCTTCTTGAACTTCGGCAACTTTTGCCTTGATAGCAGTTTCGAAAATGGTGCGTGCTTTCTCTTGGAATTCCTCAGAAAGTTCTTCGCCAGCGAGTAATGCTTCAACATCTTCTTCGATGTTATACTCTGCCTGGATTTCTTCTTCTTCGGCAACCACTTCTTCTTCAGTAGTTTCTTCTTCAGCAACTACTTCTTCTTCGGCAGTGGTCTCTTCTTCGGAGATTTCTTCTTCAGCAACTACTTCGCCTTCTACTTCCTCTTCTTCCTTCATGCCTTTTGGCATGGGTTCTGCAGGTTTAGCACCTCTGTTTACAACATCTTTAACTGTTGCAACTTTTGGTTCGGCAAGTTTAGCAGAATTATCATCTGCTTTATAGTTTTCTGGAGTTGGGCCACCGAGATCTTCCCAAGAACCAGTTTGACCATCAGGAATACCTGTGGTTAACTTTGGCATTGGTTCAGCTGCAGCAGCACCTTTGGTTACTACGTTTTCCATTTCTTGTAAATTGCTACCAACGGACATTTGGATTAAATATTTTTTGTATTAATCTATATTTATTTATAAATTAAAGATCTAGAAGGAATTGCTTGAATAAATCTAACTTATGTTCCTCTAATCTTCTTTGATCAACAAGAGTATTAATTCTCTTTTGAGTTTTTTCTGCGAGTTGTTCACGAAGAATTCCTCCTTCCCAAACCCACTCTTTTCCTTCCATAATTCCCTGAACAAAAGCATCAGGAGCAGAAGGATCGGCAACGATATCAGCAGCAGTTGCTAACATGAAATCTTCGCCAACAACTTTACAACCACTGCGATCTTCTCTCAAAGATCCAACACCACGAGAAGAAACGCCGAGCATTACACCTTCATCGAGAAGAGAAGATGCAATTTTACCCATGGGAGTATTCAGGATTTGTGCCTTTCCTTTAAAATTACTACCCTCTTGAACAAGTGAAGTAATTTTATGAGAGACACGATCAAGGTTTACGGTAGGACCATCGGGGTGACCAAGTTCCCCAAGAGCACGACCTTTCTTGACGAAAGTTTCGTTGTATCTTCCAACCTCACGGGAAAGAGTTTCCATAGGATACATTCTACCGTTACGGTTTTTGATGTCTCCTTGGAGAAAAACTCCTTCAATGTATAATTTTTTACCGGAACCTTTGCCCTCGGTAATAATTTTTACATTTGAAATTTCTTCTGTGATAAGTTTCATTGTTTATCCTGTGAATCCTACTTTAAATCCTTTTACTGATGAATCGGATGCTGAAATTTGATCATTTGGTCCTTTCTCAAAAAACTCAATTCTCCCAGCAGGCATTGATACTGTTGCAGTACTTGCATATCCACTGGTAGTGCTTTTTGCAACACTTACTGTTTGAGCATCTGATGCATGACTATTCCAAACTCTAATAACAGTGGCATTATCTAAAGTAGTTGCTGTATTGAGTGCAACTTCAGCCCCAGTTCCAACTAATAAAGTTCTTGACATTATTCTTGATCCTCTGATTCTAGTTGATCATCAAACATTGATGCTCCAACAGTAGGTCGAATAGCGTCGATTTTTTCTGCTGCTTTCGCATACAAAACATCTTTAATTTTGTCACTAATATCGGATGCAGATTCATCCGCACCGATTAGATTTATAATTTCTTCCATGAAAATTAATAATAACTATATTTTCTATTTATATCTCAGCAGCTTTACCATCAGCATCAGCAATTCCACCATTTATTTCTGGTTCCATTGGCACATCTCCCAACATTTGGCCATCACCTTCTTGCGGTAATGGTTCTCCAGTAATTGGATCTACAGAATTTGGATCAGGAATAATACCATCTTTAATTTCTTGTTCAATCTGTTCATCCATCTCTTCCATTTCTGTATCGGTCTGACGAAGAACTTTTCTACGAACCCATTCAGTTGAATAATACTTGCCAATATAAGGTTCGATGGTTGCAAGAATACCAAGACGCTCATTGAGCATTTCAGTTTCTTTTAATTCTGCAAACTGATTATCATACAAGAAATCATATTGAATATGATCATTAATTCTATCCCAATCTTCGACAGATACAATGTTCTTGAGAATCAGTTGAGTTTTCAGCATGTCACTGAACATCTGAGCAAATCTCTTTCTCAGACGGCCAACAAACTTGGCAAACTTAAGTTCATCTCTCAGAATCTCAGAAGAACGACCAAGATTAAATCCACCATCAGCAGCAATTCTTGATTCAGGAACCCCAAGTGAACGATAAAGTTTCTTCTGGAAGTATTCAATGTCTGAAAGTTCGCCAAGATTTTGGCCACCTGGA